GCCGAAGAATGCGGGGAACACCTTCACCGAAGAATCTACACAAGATTCTCCCTCTGCAGCTCAAGGCTGCCTGCCCCTTTTAATAGGGGCAGCGGTACTCGAGTTTCATGCTGACGACTCGAGGGCGTCCTTGACGCTCCAAGTGATTAGCATCCGCGAAGGGTTTATCCCCTCGTTTCAGAAACCACTTGAGCAGGGCATACTCATCACTCAGCGGTGAAGCTGGGATCTGAGTCCGGACCACCACTCCCCTAACCAGGGGGACTTGGAGATCCTCGTCCTCACGTTCCTCCTGATAAGGGAGGCACGAGAGTCTGCCCAACACAGCTGATGTACTCTCAACGATGGGCAAGGGGAGTTTTAACTCCTCTTGTATCATCGTATCGAGATATCCGGCGACACCCCAATAACCAGCCCAATAGGCTTGGTTTCGGAGTGCGATCGTCGAGATCACAGCTGGTGCGTCTTGTCGGTGTGAAGGTAGTACTGAACGTACACGAAATATGGTAATCTCGTGCCCGTCATAGTACTCCTTTCCACAAGACTCCCTGAACTTTCCAGTCCAGAAGCTCTTGTGGCGATTCACCTTGAACCCAAAAAGCTCAAGGTTTCGCACAACCGCTGGCACTAAGTCTACAGGTACGACGATGTCGTCCCCGTAGACGCGCACCCGACCCCTGTAGGACTTGATATCCTTCAGGGTAAGGCGCCTTCCGAGCTCTTCCTCGATTGCATAGAAGATCGTGGTTAGAAACACGATTTCTTCCATGGGAAAGGTAAGAGCTGATCCCATAGACGCGAACTTGGTTAGGGACATAGTCCCATGGCCAGGTACGTCGGCTCTGGTAGACCTGGTGGCCATTACTGCCTCGAAGAGGTCAGGGTGGTCCATCAGGATCCACTGTACGAGCTTGACAGAGACACGGTCGGAAGCCTCGCTCAAATCGAGCGTTGCGAGCTCTCCTGTTAGAGAGCCCTCACGGGCCAGCTCCTGGTTAGGGGTTTGGTCAGTGAATCCAACCATACCGTAAGCGGGATTCGTTCGACGTTTTGTCGGACGCCGCTCAAGGTAGTCCACGAACCGTTCCATGAGGCCTTGCTGCATGTACATCATGCAGGTCGGCTCCACGGCGATGATTCGGGGTGTCTTCTGCGTTTTAGGAACTGATATGACCTTTACTGGTCTCTCAGATCCGGGATCCAGGTATTTGAGAGTGTCCAAGGTCGAGTGATACCGTAGGTTTGGTATCAGCTGATCCATTGCTGGAAAGCTGACCTCCAAACGTTCCGGCCACTCGCACTGACGATATTTCGCGTTTCCGCGAAGCTTATCGGCAGTGGCGCCTGGACCATGCTTCGGTACGATGTTACCGTAGTAAACATCTTCGTTTACTGCGGAAAACACATCGCCGAACAGCATGTTCGCGATCCGAGCCATGCCACGGTATTTCCGTGAATCAGGCCGATAAATCGCATCTCTCAATTCCTGTTCACACTGGACATAAGCTGTGAAGGCCCGGGCCTCCCGTGCATCACTGCACGGGAGACCCACCTTGCTGAGCGACAACGTAAGTTGCCGCACAGCTTGGATGGCCGTCACAGACGGATTGTCCAGCAGAAG